TGATGCAGCTAACGACGCATAAGGTATTTAGATATGAGAGATTTAAAAAATAGACTTACTGACGGTAAGGGTTCAAAAAATACACAATCAAGAAGAACAAAATCATTTGGTTACCAAGTTTTAGGATTTGGTTCTGGAGGAAGAGCTGCTTATGAACCATTCACAGGAGACTTTTTTGGTGTGGCTGGTGGAGCAAGTGGTGGACAGACATCCGCTGGTGGCGGAGGCGGAGGAGGCGGTATATCTTATTCATACTGCAATAGCTGCGCTTCAGGATTGCCTTTTAATGTGTCTACGACATATGCAATTGTAGTTGGAGGTGGTGGAGCACCAACACCAGCTGCAGGAACGACAGGAGATAATTCAACAATAGCTTTTAATGGTGGAACTAGAACAATATATGGTGGCGGTGGTGGTGGATCTGCGGGTCCCGTCATTGGTGGTTGCACTGGTGGATCTGGTGGCGGCGCTGGAGCTGGCGCTGGAACTACTGGAGCTGCTGGAAATACACCTACTATACCAGCTGCGGATGGTGGACCCGGAGGCAATAATGGTGGTAGTAGTGCAACCGGTGTTGCTGGTTATAATGAAGCCGGTGGTGGTGGCGGTGGAAGAGGTGGAGTCGGCGGTAATGGTAGTGGTGGAAGTGCCGGAGGAGCCGGCGGTGTAGGTATATCAAATTCAATAACAGGCTGTGCAGTAGCTTATGCCGGTGGTGGCGGTGGTGGTAATGCACCACAAACATGCGCAGTAGGACCCGCTTCTCCATGTGGAACAGGTGGAAAAGGCGGAGGTGCAGGCGGTGGACCAACAGGAACACCAACTACTACACCAGATCCCGGTACAGCAAGTACTGGAGGTGGTGGCGGCGGTGCCGCAGCAAGAGTTCCTGGAAGCGGTGGATCAGGAGTTGTTATAATTAGATCTCCTGCTTGTTCATGTATTTCAGTTACAGGAGGATGTAATACGGTTACCGCAATAGGGCCGGGGGAACTTGTTGCAAGATTTGTAGCTTCTGGCAACTATGTAGTAGGTAAATAATATGGCCCATTTCGCAGAACTAGATAGTAATAATATAGTTTTAAGAGTAGTCGTTGTTGGTGATAAGATTCCAGCAAACGGTGGAATCCTAGGAGATAATGATATGCATGTTGATGGTGAAACATGGTGTATTGATTTTTTCAAAGGTGGAACTTGGAAACAAACTTCTTATACTCAAAAGTTTAGAAAATTATACTGTGGTAGAGGTTTTTCATATGACCCTGCAAAAGATAAATTTTTATTGCCCCAACCTCACGCTTCATGGGCATTAGATGCTAATGATGATTGGCAGCCACCCGTAACTTACCCAACAGTTACTGAATACGGTGATCCAACACCCGATAAAGAATATAAAATTGCTTGGGACGAAGCAGGTCAAAAATGGACTGCAACAGATTATTCAGATCCAATAAACAATTTCAATTGGGATGCGCCAGCACTAGCTTGGGTATCCGCATAATTGATCTAGATCAATTCTTTTAATTATCCTTTACAAATAGTATAAAGTCATTTATAACAAATTCATAAAGACATATTATGAATCTATCAAACTACTATTGGTATTTTAAATCAGCCATTCCAGAACATATCTGTGATGATATTTCTAAATATGGAAGGCAATTACAAGATCAAATGGGGGTTACAGGTGCGTATGGCGCGCGGAATCTATCAAGTAAATTAAATAAAAAGCAAGTTATGGATCTAAAAAAGAAAAGAGATTCGGATATTGTCTGGCTAAATGAAAGATGGATTTATAATGAAATACACCCTTATATACACTACGCAAATAAAAGTGCAGGATGGAATTTTGAATGGGATCATTCCGAGACTTGTCAATTTACAAAATATAAAAAAGGCCAGTATTATGGTTGGCACTCTGATAGCTGGGACAAACCTTATAAAAGAGAAAATACACAGGATCCCTCACATGGTAAAATTAGAAAACTATCCGTAACGGTTAGTTTAACCGATCCGAAAGAGTACACAGGTGGAGAATTAGAATTTGATTTTAGAAACAGGGAGGGGGGTAAAAAAACAGAGATTAATAAATGTACGGAGATTTTACCTAAAGGATCTTTAGTGGTGTTCCCAAGTTTTGTATGGCATAGAGTATGTCCTGTGAAAAGCGGAGAAAGAAACAGTTTGGTTATGTGGAATTTAGGATGGCCCTTTAGATAACGGAAAAATATGAAAAAGACTTTTAAATGATAGTTTGTGGAATTCAAATACACCACGAACCTTCACTATGCTTGATAAAGGATGGGGAAGTTATTTGGTATCAAGAAGAAAGAAAACTTTCTAACTTAAAAAAAATTCAATTTATTCCTTTTAGATGTATTGATTTACTTTTTTCAGGAGATTCTATTAATGTAGATAAGTTTGTTGTAACCGGATACACACATAGTGATACTGAAGTTGGACAAATAGAAAGTTATTTACATTATAAAAATATTTTACCCTATGGTGAAAAGGTGGTTGGGTTTTATACCCCGCACCATTTAGCACATGTTTATAAATCTTATATAGATTCTGGTTTTAAAAAAGCTAGAGTGTTTGTAGTAGACGGGAGAGGAAGTGATTGGTATTTATCAGATAAAAGCGAAACTTATGAAACCTGCTCCGTGTATGATGTGGATGAAACGGACATCAAGTGTTTATATAAAAAAGTATGGTCTAAAGAAAATAAACCTGCGGGAACTACAATAGATTTTAAATATCATCCTTCTAAGAATAAACAA